TCCGATTTACGATAATATGGCGTTGATAGGATTACAACTACGCAGTGGTAAGGAATGGAACGACTTCAATAATTTTACTTATTACGCAAAGCAAGGCATTAACGTAACCCGGATGGTAGACCCAGAAACTGGCAATACTAGCGGTTACTCACCAACAAGTTCCATAACAGGGCCAACGCATTTATTCCCTGAGATATTGCGTCATTTGTTGCGCGCCCCATCAGCAGGCGCTGCTAATTTAATACCAGAAGATATGATTGATTGGCCTGGCTTCCAAGCAGCATGTAAAGTATGTATCCAGAATCAATTGTTTTACGACGGTGTGATAGGGTCACCTGTTAATGTCCGCGATTGGGCTTATGAACACGCGCCATATTTCTTTTTAGATTTCCTTATTTTAGGCGGTAAAATATCATTGCAGCCTACATTTCCAGTAGCGCCAGGCCAACTTACTGGCTATTCAGTTTATGGTGCTTTTGAAAGACTGCCTAAAATCTCGGCGCTATTTACCGATGGCAATATTATTGAAGACTCATTACAGGTGAGTTGGTATCCAGCCGAGCAACGTATAGCACCGCAAGTATTGGTTACGGTACGCGATGAAGTGGAAGATGGCTTTGCCGAAACACGCAACATTTTAGTTAGGCCAAATGATCCAAACCATAAATCACTACAGGTAGAAGCTGTTGATTTTACTGGGTTTTGCACCAACCAAACACATGCAATTAGTTTTGCTAAATTACTAATTCAAACACGTCGTTATGTAACGCATACTATTACATTCAAAACATTCCCCGAAAGCTTAGCATTAGCACCTGGCGCGTATTTTAAGGTTGCAAGCCAAGCCAGACATGTAGACCAGTTTGAAAACGGTTATGTTTTGGATGATGGCAAGGTGATTTCAAGCACTGGATTATCTGGCTCCAACTCAGTTTATTGGTGGCGGTCGGGGCTGACGGAGGTCCAGACTGGCACAATGACAGTTGATGCTAATGGCTTCACTTCACCCGCATTTGCTGGCGCGGTGTTTACGGTGTACACAAATGCTGTAAGCGCTTATTGTTACAAGGCGGAGCTAATTAGTTATGATGAGGAAGGAATGGTGGAAATCACCGGCACTCATGTACCAGTTGACAGCTCTGGCAGGATCACCTACTTAAACCTAGAGGACAGCCAATTCGTGGTTGAAAACGAGCAATGAGTTTTGCAGGCCCTAGTTTCCCAGATATTGCTGCTACCAGCAGGTCGTTATCGGCTGGTGATTTCCCAGGCACTACGTTCAAGGCGCAAGATGGCGTTGAGGTAAGGGTTCAATATGGCAACCAACGTGCCAATATGGAGTTATCGCTGTCGTTCGACAATATTACTGATGCCAATGCAGCTTTAATTTACGACCATTACCACAGTTGCCGTGGCACGTTAGGCGTTTTTGATGTGGCAGCTAGTTCATTAACGCAAAGCGGCAACCCAGGATTCCATGCTGGCACAGCAAGCGGCACCACGAACCGCTTCTCTGCGACTCCATTTGGCATGAAATATCGTTATGCCGAACCGCCGCAATTTAGTAGTGTCAAGCCTGGCCGCATGTCGGCTACAATTAAGCTAATTGGCGTACTTGACAAATGACGTATTACAGCGGCAAAGACGGCACCTTGACCTACAACGGCACACTGGTAGCTAAGGTCAGCAATTGGAGCGTATCAAGCACGGTAGATACGCTTGACACCACCGTATTAACCGAAAGCGACCGTAGTTTTGTGCCAGGGCTTAGAACTATAAGCGGTAGTGCCACTGTGTTTTATTATGATTCATCGCCGGTTCCACTGCTGCAACGTGTCGTAAAGACTACCGCAGTCAGCGAATCTGACATATTGGTTATTAAACTTGGCTGGGACACTAAGTTTATTCAAGGCAGTTGCATCCTTACAAGTGCAGAGCTTAATTGCGCTGTAGGCGAAGTAATGCAAGCTAGCATCCAGTTCCAATTTACTGGTGCACCAACAGGCGTTACTTTGTAATGACAGTATATTTAGGCAACGCAGGCAATATAGAACTTACCAGAGATAGCGGGGATGTAATTGCAGGAACTGTAACGCCTGGTGATGTTAATACCGTCAAGGGGATGTTTAGTTTTGACTTTACTTTTGGTGCATTTGTAACAGGTGATTTTGTAGAATTTAGCAGTGCATCTACGCTCTCATTTGTTTCAGGTTATGCGTACACAAAAGGCAATTGGTTTGTTAATGTAGACCAACTCGGTGGTTTGCGGTTATATCCTACATATTCTGATGCGGTGGCTGGCACGTCAAACAATAGGGTTGCATTAGCTACCCCTGGCGCTGCTGTTGCTGTTAGCTGTAAAATCCTTAATTCAGTACCAAGGGTATTAGGCCAAATTGTAAAATTTGAGTTATCAACTGATCGCGAAGCGGTTGATACAACAGGATTAGGTGATGAATTTAGGAATCAATACAGCACTTTGATCACGGGTTCAGGTAGTATTGAGTGTATTTTTGATTATGCAGTCGCAGGCGAAACTGAAATTGCAGTGTATTTGCATAACCTGTTATTGCGTCAACAGTTTGGCAGTGATTTTAAAGCTAATTTATACATCTTAGGCGAAGGCCAAGCACAAGGTGTTAATGCTGGAAATGATTCGGTATGGTATGAAATTAATGGCGTGATGACGCAAGCAGCAATTAGTTGCGCCGCAGGTGACATAATTGGTAGTACATTTACGTTTGTCACTACGGGAGAAATCAAGCTACGAGTGCAAACTACCACTTGGGCTGACCTGTTACTTAACTCTGCAGGTGATAGAATGGTGCTAAGCACCGCTGACGCGGACATCCTGGAGCTCGGAGAAGAACTGTAATGGCTAACCAGCGGATCGATCAGCTAAATGCTGAGACAGCACCAGCCGCAGCAGATGTGTTGCCAATTTTTAGTATCGCAGCTAGCGACACAAAAAAAATTACAGTTAAAAATTTAGTACAGCAAGGCGCTGCATTGGTTGACGATGCCTCAATACCGGCAGCAAAGGTCAATTTAACTGGGTTCCTAACTGGAGTAATTGTTAACGCCGATATTAACGCTAACGCGGAGATTGCGGTCAGCAAATTAGTAGATGGCGCTGCCCGTCAATTGCTGCAAACCGATGCTGCGGGCACTGGCGTTGAATGGGCTAGCAATATTGACATCCCTGGCACGTTAGATGTTACCAGTGCAGCAACATTTGACAGCACTGTTGCCGTAACCGGGGCACTAACTAAGGGCGGTAGCAATGTTGTAACCGTCGGCGACACCGGTACTGTTACTAGCACAATGCTGGTAGATGGCACGGTTGTTGATGCGGATATTAATGCTTCTGCTGCTATTGCGTACAGCAAACTTGCTTCATTAACGAGTGGCAATATTGTCATAGGTTCTAGCGTTGGGGTTGCAACAAGCACCCCAGTTACAGGTGATATTACTATAAGTAATACAGGTGTTACCGCTATTGCTACTGGCGTAATCGTTAATGCAGATATAAACGCTTCAGCGGCAATTGCTGACACCAAACTGGATACTATTGCTACGGCTTTAAAAGTCAGCAACTCGGCCACTACTGCCACAAACGCAAACACTGCATCAGCAATCGTTGCAAGGGATGCAAGCGGTAATTTTACCGCTGGTACTATTACTGCTGCATTAACAGGCACTGCGTCAGGCAATTTAGTTGCCAGTGGCGCACTAGGCACACCTGCGAGCGGTACTTTAACAAGTTGTACTGGGCTGCCAATTTCTACTGGTGTATCAGGGCTTGGTACTGGTGCCGCTACATTTTTAACAACACCATCAAGCGCAAACCTTGCTGCGCTGTTAACTGATGAGACTGGTACTGGTGCCAATGTATTTGCTACCTCACCAACTTTAGTAAGCCCAGCATTAGGAACTCCTGCCTCTGGGGTTTTAACAAACTGCACAAGTTTGCCTGTTGCAACTGCTTCAGTTGCAGGCGCTGTTTCGATACCAGCAGCAGGCGGTTTGGCGCTTGCAGGCAGTGGCGCAGTAAGCCATAGCAATAGCGTCACCGCTGGCACCACAAGCGGGATCACGTTTGATGCGCAAGGTCATATAACGGCTACAACGGCATTGACTGGCGCTAATTTGCCTGCTGCTACCAGTGGCGTTATTGGTGGTGTAAGACCAGGTACTGGCTTAACGGTAGATGGCAGCGGCATCCTGAATGTTAGCGCTGCTACTAATGCAGTATTAGGCGGTGTTATTGCAGGTAGTGATTTTGGTATTAGCACTGGCACGATATCACTAGCAACACAAGGCGGGCTTACCGCTGGCACTTACACAAAAGCAACATACAACTCAAAAGGTATTGCAACTGGCGGCAGCGCGTTAGTTGCTGCTGATATCCCTAACCTTGCTGCAACACAGATTACAACCGGCAGTTTAGATATTGCACGTATTGCTGCTAATGCTGTTACGGGTGCAAAATTAGCTAATTATTCCGTTTGCAAAATTAGCGATACTCAACCAACCGCAGATTACACTTCCCAATTCTTTTTTAACCCGCTATCAAAAGATCTTTTTTTGTACGACGGCAATGTATACCAACCAATTGGTATTAGTGTTGGTGAGATTGTATTTGCTGGTACATTTAATGCTTCCACAGGTAGTGGCACAGGTCTTATTACATCTGTAACCGCAGAAGGCACTGCTATTGGCCTTACTGTTGGCACAGCACTACCATCGGCGACTGCTGGTAATTCTAGATATTATGTTGTAGTAGCTACAGGCGGTACAGTTACTACGGGCAATGCGCCCCACGCAGTATTAAACCCACCAGATATTATCTTATCTAATGGCACAACATGGGTAGAAATTGATATCTCGCAAACATTTACAACTGTAACTGCAAACCAAGTATCATTTACGCCTTTTGGCAGTCTTGCTTCTGCTAATGTACAAGCTGCACTTGAAGAATTAGATACAGAAAAACTAACTTCAACAGGCGGCACAATAACAGGCAACCTTGAGATTGGAACTGCTGGCAGCTTAAGTTTTGAAGGTGCCACTGCAAATGCATTTGAAACTACTCTTGCGGTAGTAGACCCAACCGCAGATCGGACAATCACGCTGCCCAATATCACTGGCACGGTAATAACTACTGGCGACACTGGTACTGTTACAAGCACAATGCTGTTGGATAACACAATCGTTGATGCTGACGTTAATGCCAGCGCTGCTATTGCTTATAGCAAGCTTGCAACGTTAACTAGCGGCAATATTGTATTAGGCAGCAGCGCAAACGTTGCGACTAGCACAGCGCTTACGGGTGATGTAACAATCAGCAACTTAGGCGTTACAGCTATTGCTAGTGGTGTAATCGTCAACGCTGATATTGATGCCAGTGCTGCGATTGCAGGCAGCAAGATTGTTGCCGCTACCACCAGTGTGGTTGGCGCTGTACAACTTAGCGATAGCACTAGCACTACCAGCAGCGTATTAGCTGCCACGCCTACAGCAGTTAAGGCTGCATACGACCTAGCAGCGGCGGCATTGCCATTAGCAGGCGGCACATTAACCGGCAATGTAATTTTAGATAATCAGGTTGATGCGCGATTCCGTGAAGCAACAGCAAACGGTACTAACTACGTTGGGTTCCAGGCCCCGGCAACGATTGCGGCTGATGTGCTATGGACCTTACCGGCGGCTGATGGTACTGCTGGACAAGTAATAAGCACCGACGGCACTGGTACGTTGTCATTTGCTACAGCAGCAACCGGTGAC